ATGCAGTGACGGCAAGCTCCAGGATAGACATCTTTATAGACGAGCACTTCTTTCCCAAATCTCTTGAGTAGATCTTGCGCTCTAGAATTCTGGAAGATATTGTTCATCTCAGTATCTACTATTCTTCCCCAATCACGTTGCCAATCGTTCAATCTGTGACCTATCTCAGACACAACAGACCCGACGGTCTTCCTATCTATCACCCCTCGAGTTATCTCCTCTGATATCGCCGTCTCGTATTCGTGCCGGATCTTAATGTCTGTATCGATTATGATTCTTCCACACTCTTCTCTTATCTTCTCTCCAAGCCCTTTCAGGTGAGAATAGACTCTCATCTTAGACAGTTGCAATTCCTCTTTCTCTCTATTTGATAGTGGGATATACTGCCCTCTCTCAAGATATACGAGGAAGTCTTTATACGTTATCGTCGCGATGTCCTGGTCGCGCAGAGCTACACAAAGTTTACCAAGATAGTACATCTTCTCGAAGGGCGTAAAACCCTTCACAGACGACGCTCTTACGCCAAAACTCTTCAACAGAGAAACGTCCTCCTCAGACAGAATCTCCTGACCGAGAGACGCCGATATGTACAACGCGTGATGAAGATCTATCACACGTAGAATATCACGCAACTGTCTATTATCAAATCTCATCTTCTATCTTTCCTCTTCATCTCTACGAAATCCCAATCTCCACGCCTCAGAGCCTCATCTGCGCTGCGGCGCTCTCTCCTTATCGATACGTCTCTAGAAAAACCTACCCTCTTATCTCTATCCGATTTCTTCCAGCTCTTTCCCACAGACACTACGCATAGAATGGATACCACGTCTCGGTTATCTGAGCTATTCCTTCATCGTTCACAACTATCTCGAAGATAGCGAATCCTACGTGAGCAGCTATCCTCTTAGAACGCATCCAAGCACTCTGACTCTGCAAACAGCCCACAGATACCGCGTGTACGTTACGCTCGAATATCTTAGCATATTTATGTGTGTGACCGCACAACATCACCGAGGGCTTCTCACCACCAGAAAAAGATTCTATAATCTTCTGGAGACGATACGATAAAGCGTAGCTATTTGAGTCCTCGCCATGCCACAACTTCAATGTCGCTCGTCCATTGAGAGATATATCTCCCTCGTCGTGGCCTATAAAATGAAAATTCTCAAGTTCGTTGTCAATATCTTTCACTATGTTCGCTCCACAGCTCTTCATATACCAACGATCGTGATTCCCTGACACAGCATAGATAGGAGTGTCCTTCCACTGCCCAAACAACCGGATCGCTTCATCTTTCTGACGATCATAACCGATGTGAGAGAGTTCATATATCTGGCCAGGATGATTACTCATCCCCTCTGTGACGTCTCCACAGTGTACTATGAACTCGATGTCTTTCTTTGCAAATTCTTCGTATGCCTGCATCAGTCTGGACTCATCGAAACGAGTATGTCCGATGTGAGTATCGGATATCGCTCCAAATCTTATTGTGGTACCCTCAAACGACACGATAGGCACATTCTCAATGCCCGGTATGATACGCCCGCCCTGAGCGATCGCTTTCAGTTCGTTGTCTGAGTAGAGGTCGAGTATCTGTTTCAGATATGCTCCTTTGTTGCCAGCAGCATCGACTACCTCGTCTTTCGTTGGTTCTTTTACTAGATCTCTCTTCTTTAACTCCAATTTATACCGGCGGAGAGTGTCTTCTTTTATGGTAAACTTTCTGCAGATCTCTTCTTCACTACACACTTCTAATAATTCGCTTATCTGTTTCAACTTCTCATCTGACACTGCCATCTGATAACTTTATTAGGATTTTCGATAGATCAGACACTACACTGTTCAGCGTCTCAGAATACGATTTCTTCGTCTCATCTTCGATGGGATTTATCAGATGAGGATATCTTGGAGGATCTACCACCTTGGGATCCTTCTTTGTCTTGAATATTGTCGTTACTTTTGGGAAGAGCATTTATTATTTTACTTTTGTTGTTATGTTTTCTTCGTCTCATTTAAAAGATATTTCTTAGCTAATTCTGCTCGAACTTCAGGATCTGAAAATGAAGAATTTTTCTTTGCGTCTTCTTTAGAAATTTGAGCATATTTTTTCTCGCCATTTACTAAACCAGTCACTACAAACTTATTCCCGGCGCCAAAAATATAAACTTGTGTTATTTTGCTTCTTTCACCTCTTCTTTCGGTACCTCTTTTTCCTTCGTGTCAGAAATTTTATTTAAAAATCTCTCTGGAACTTCAACATCTCTTCCATTATTATCAAATATATAATATGTTTGTTTTCCTGAAGCAAAATCTACAATTTTAGTTCCTTTAGATTCTAAAACTTTACCCTTGAGTCCCCAAAAACTTATAGGCATATCTTTATCATCTTTAAGTTTGAATGTTTTTGTTTTTTCTTTCGGCGACTCTTCCATCTCATCGTCGGCATACTCCTTGTCTGAAAGTTTCTCATACTGTGACCAATGCTCATTCATCCGCTTTTCATATTTTGCGTATTTATCTTTGGGAACATAGGGTCCAAGATTTCTCCAAGCCCTATCACTCTCTTCTAAATGTTCGCTTTTGGTCTTTCCTTTGTCTGAGACCTCTACCCACTTTCCGTTTGCTTGCTTCTTGAAGCGACCTCCGCGCCATTCGCGGATCTCGCCGATATTTGCTTTGGCGCCTTTCTCAAAGTATGAGCAGAACAACTCTTGAATGGTATCTTCATTCAGATTGCCACACGCCATCGCCTTGTGAAACGAATCTTCAAGACGGTTCTCTACCAATTCTCTGTCAAAATCTTTCATGTCTTATATCTTAATTTAATAACAATATCGTCACTATACCACCTACAAATCCGAGAACTGTACCTATCGCCGTATTCTTTATCTTCCTCTTCTTCTGGTCTGTGACTTGTCCTTTCAATGCATCTACGTTCTCGTACAAATTCTTCTCTAATCTCTTCCTATTCTCAATGTCTGTCTTAGCCTTTGACAGATCGGAGTACAGTCCTCTATTTAGCGTCACCTGACGATCGTTCACCTCAGCGAGATACGATAATTGTGATGCTGCTACATTGAGCTGTTCCTCTCTTGCTCTACTCAATTCGTTTGTCGTGATGGTTGCCTTTGTTTGGATAGAATCGATGGCAACTATAAGTTGATCGTCTATCTTCNNCTTCATCTTCTTTGGATATCTAGAAACATCGAGTGAGTCGCGTTTAAAGTCGTCTCTGAGGCGTTCTGTCGACTGATCGAGCGTCATGACTGCAATCCTATTCTTCTCACGTTCTAGTCGTCTCTGAAGCGTCTCTATGCGCTCTGAGTACTCTTTATCTTGTTCTTCTTTCATCTGTTCGAGAGACTCTATAGCTGCTCCATATTCGACCAACCTCTTCTTGAGATCGACTATAGAATCGCTCAACACTTTCTCTATCCTCTCCCTCTCTTTCTCCTGCTGACGAACCTGTTTCCTATACTGAGATGTGATAGGGATAAAGGCTGCTAATACGGTGGCGAGGATCGATATTGCTGCTATCGCTATATAGTTTTTGGTTTTGATTATTCTTCCATATATTTCAGACCGTACTTCTCTATAGTGCTTTGTGGTATCTGATCTCTTCCAATAGTCAGACCCGTATCTTTACCATCGTAATAAAGTCGTAAATTGCATTTTGGTGTCGTATCAATTAACATCTTATTCATATCACTATATGAAGATTTCGCGGTCTTATAAAAATCAATTAACTTTTTAGCATTAGAATCTAATTCAATTTTCTTTTCTCCTCTCAATTTTTTGATCGTATCATTCACTCCTGAGAAATTAGTACCATCGATGGGTAGATTGAGAGCTCTCGATAGATCTATATGAGAATCTGTACCATCTAATTTGAGTTTGCTGACTTTTTCAGAAGAGACATTGTAATGTTTTGATACCTTCAAAATCGTTTCATTTTTGAGTTCATTTTTCACTCATCTCTTCATCAGAATATTCTTTGTCAGACAACTTAGATGCTTGCTCTTTATTATATTTTGAAGCTTCAAAATTCATTTTTGCTCCTAAACTTCCTCTATTCGAATTATTTTCATTAACATGTGACGAGCCTTTTCCATGATAATATTCTGATTTACTTTCATGCTCCCTCTTCGACATTCCGTGCTCTGATACCTCTACCCACTTTCCGTTAGCCTGCTTTTTGTAGCGACCTCCACGCCACACGCGGATCTCGCCTATGTTAGCTTTCGCACCTTTCTCAAAGTGGTTAGAGAGAATTCCTTGCAATTCGTCATCATTCGCGCCCATCACGATCGCCTTATAGAGTGCGTCGTGCAGATTGTTATCTTCTATCTGTTTCTCAAAATCTTGCATCTTCGTATGTTTTTATTGTGTAAATATAACGATTATATCTTTTGGTTGTATCTTATCGACTCGATAATTTATCGTTGCCAAATGACTTTCCTATGTAGTCCAACGCAGCCTTCGTGATAGGATTCTCATCGGCATTCTCTGCAAACTGATCGAAGGGATTTTTCTCCTCGTACTGGTCGAAGGGATTCTGTGCGCCCTCTCCCTCACTACCGGGATTCTGAGCATCTACCTCCTGATTCATATCGCCACCATATTGTTGCATCTGCTTATATTGCAGATAGACCGGATTAAGGATTATCTCATCTTCGCCAGGCTTACGCTGCGAATACTTCTCAAACATATCTGCCCACGAGACGACGCCGGCATCCAGTTTCATCTTATCAATCTCTATAGCAGACTTCTGATCCTCCAAATCTATACCCGTAAAGACGAACTCCATCTCCGGATCTATCTCCGACACGAGATACTTGTTGAATATCTTCTGGAGAAATATCAATAGAGGCTTCAAACCCTTCTCTTTCGAGTGTTCGAGGCGCTCCTTCTGCCCGTCTTGACCGAAGACAGTCGAAGCCATCTTGAAGTTGAAGCCGAGCTCTGTGGGGTCTATAGTGTACATAGCGCAGAACATGACAAACAGAAACTCTAACCACTGGTTAAACTCCATGTCCTTGTTCGTCGTCTGCATATCTATCCACTCCATATCTACTCCTTCGAAGATGGGCAGTTTATGCGAATTATGTACTCCCGCCACTTTCGAACGCCACATCTCACGTATGTCACTTATCGTATCTCCTCCTATATTCCCCTTTACGTTTAATATCCCCTTTGGATTA